GCCAACGCCAAGCGGTCACCGACATTTCCTTGCCCGCCAGTCCCATAATGTCATCGTTCTGAAGCTTGAGCTTTTTGATCTCCGGCTCCGGGAACGGATGCCCGCAGGCAGGGCATACACGGGCCGCAAGGGCGCAGAGTTCCTGGCAGTTGTCGCATACCTTCACCGGCGCGGCTCCCTCCTTCTCGCCCTTCTTGTTCGGCGGTCTGACATGCGTGATCGGGCCGTGGGTTGCCACCACCGCCGCGAAGTCAAGCACCAGGCAGTCGGTCTTGCCTAAGTGCGGCCTCATGCCGCGCACGGCCATTTGCAAGTAAAGCCCTGGCGACATAGTAGATCGCAAAAACGCAATGCAATCCAAAGCAGGAAAATCGTAGCCTGTCGTTAAAATTCCAACCGAGCAAATAGCACGCATTCGACCAGATTCAAAGTCGGCCAACTTGCGCTCGCGCTCAGACTTGCTATGCGTTGCATCCAGCGACTCGGCAGGAATGCCGGCCCCACGCAAGCATTCAGCCACAGCTTCAGAGTGAGCAACACCAGAGCAAAAAATTAGCCAATGCTCGCGGTTGCTTGCCCTCTCGATGATCTCTTCTACCACGGCGCCGTTGTGATCGTCGGTGTTGAACTTTGCCTCCATCTCGGACGCAATGTATTCCCCTTGGCGCTTGTGCAAACCGTCTGTGTCTAGCTTGTGATTGGTAATCTTTGATCGCAACGGGACAAGGTGCGCTTTGGAAACCAGCTCCTGGATGCTGACAGGCTCCAAAATATCGGAAAAGATTGCAGTTGGTCCTTCAGTTATTAGACCCTGCCCAAGCCTGTAGGGGCTGGCGCTCAATCCAACGATCCGCATGGCTGGATTTATCTTCAGCAAGTCGGCAATCAGCTTCCGATAAATGCCACTCTCGGCGGTTGAAACAGCGTGCACTTCGTCAATGATGCACAGATCAATGTGCCCGATCTCTTTGCTACGATTGGCCACAGACCCAATGCCGGCATAGGTGATTGGCTCATCAAGCTGGCGCTTGCCAACACTGGCGCTGTAGATGCCGAATGGCGCATCGGGCCACAATCTGCGCAACTTGTCAGCGTTTTGAAGGATCAGCTCTTTGGAGTGGACCAGCATCAAAATTCTTGTCTCCGGCCAGTTTTGCAACGCATCCTTTGCCAACGATGCAATCACCACCGACTTGCCAGACCCGCCAGGCATGTTCAGTACTGGATGGCCAGTTGCGTTCTTTTCAAACCACGCGTAAAGCATGTTCAGTGCGCGTGTTTGATATTCACGCAATTCTATTTTTGCCATGTTATTCCGCGCTTAATACTATTTATTGTTGACCTTGTTACTCCATAAATATTTGCCAAAATTTGTCCATTTTCTTTTGACGCAAAAATATCATTAGCCTGTTGTCTTGTGAGTTTTGACCTGCCATTTTTTTCACCAATGTAATGTCTGCCTTTTTGCAAAGCATCTTGTGCGTTATCTTTTGAAGTCCCCATAAAAAGATGCTTAGGATTTACGCACCCTGGGTTGTCGCATTTATGGCAAACAATCATTCCATCTAAAATTTCCCCAATGTGTATTTCATAAGATAAACGATGCGCCCGAATATTTTGATGGTCTCCCGGAAGTACGCCATAACCGTTTTTGTCTGTGTGCGCCCTCCATTGCCAGCAGCCATTTTGAAGTTCAACAAATCTAGAAAAGAATCGGTCACGCACAGACCCGGACTGGCGCAATCGCATCTCTTTCATCATCAATGAATTTTTTTCCACTTTCAAGCATCCGCAAGACTTGCTTTCTCCGCTGCGAACAGTCCCGCCATAAACAATTCGTTGCGATCCACATGCGCACACACAGTTCCAAAATTTGCCGGTATTTTTAGCGCCAATTGGTTTTGACGCTTCGGACAAAACAGTCCAACGATTGAACTTCAGTCCAATCATGTCGATTGCAGGCTTTCCCATGTTGCAACGTCCTCACTTTGTCAGAATGTTGTCATTGTAGAGCATAGCAACTCCCGAGACCCATACACATTAGCATCCCCCTCCCCATTGGCGACCTCTCGCCCATCAATGAGATAGATAGCCGTCCAAGCATCCGGCCCGTCCAGTCGCTGCCATGGCACCAAGTCAGGGTGCAGGACATGGCTGTCGCAGCCGGTGTATTGCGTGGCGATAGGGATCACGCTGCGGTCGAATCGTGCGCAGGTCCAATGCGCATCGCTGTCTGGCGTGGATGGCTCCGCCGTGCTGTGGGCGCAGGTTCGGCAATTGACCTCCTTGGTCTTCTTGCTGCCGTGGCAGAAGTCATGCGCTGCGCAAAACTTGCACTCGTACCAACTTGGATTGCTGGACAAGGGCTCGGGCATCCTGTCCGCCAGAGCAATGCGATGCCCGCGAGCAATCAGGCGCTCGGCCTCGGTGCGGCTGTAGCGCAAACGCTCGGTGTAGATGCGGTCATCGTCTTTGCAGACTGCAAAGTACAAGGCGCGGTCAATGTTCGTGCCGGCCATGTAGACCTGCATCTGGGCGGCATGGACTGGCTTGGATTTCTCAACGCCGTGCTTGACCAGATCGTCAAAGGACTTCTTGGAATGCGTCTTGGCCTCGAAAATGTGCCTGGCCTTCAGGGCTCCAGGGACGCCAGACTCAATGATGCCGTCCAGGCTCCCGCTGACATGCGAGCCAAAGTCAACCCGGGCCTGCTCGCCTTCGGTGCTGTGTATCTCAATCCCAATGCTTTTAAGGTCCGCCGCTATGGTGGCCTCCTCCAGCCGGCCCCGCCGAAACAAGCGCAGGATGCGGCCAGGGAAGGGCTCGCGCACCGCCCAGCGGAATGACAGCCAGAGCCACCGGTCACAAGCGTGGCCAAGCTGGCTGGCGCCGAGGTGCGACCTGGGCAACTCAACCTGGCGCTCGTGGGCGGCGTCGATGGCTGCGGCCACCTCGTCAACGATTGGGATTGCAGACATTAGGCGGCCTCTGGCTCGGGTTGGACAGGCTTGACCCAGGAGACCTCGCAGCCGTGGATGGTGGAATACTTGAAGTCCACCGCGTTAAATATGTGCTCCTGAAAATCATAGTCCATGCGCTTGTTGGCCCACTCCAGCACGGCCTCGGTTACTTCTTTTTCGGTCAATTTGAGAATCATGGTGTTTCCTATTTGGTTTGAGTTGGAGCGTGACACCCGTCACGCCCCGTCACGCTATGTCACTTCGCCCAAGGCGGCGCAGCCTTCGCGCCAGCAGCTGGTGCCGCCGGCTTGCTTGCCGCAGGCATTGCCCCGCCAGAGATGGTGGCAAAGTCTTTGACCTCGTTGCCTTCCCCGTATTGCTCAGACTGCGTGACGTTCAGCTTGATCTTCAATTGCCCGCCGATCAGTTGGTCGGTGTCGTTCACCTTGGCCAGGCCAATCGCTCGCATCAGGCTGTTCAGTTGTTGCCGACCGATCTCTTCCGCTTTCGGATTCGGGTTGGAGATGTTCAGATTCCCGAAAATTGTGCGGCCTTGATGCGACGGGCCGGTAATGTCGTACTTCAGGCTGATGTAGCGCCCAGTGCCGGCCTTGGTGTCTTTGACGGTCGCCTGCGTGATGGCTGCCGTGTACCAGCCGGCAGGCAGAGGCTCAAAGCTCTTGCCCATGGGCAGGTCAGCAGCGACGAATGTTTCTCCGAATGAGGCCATGATGTTTATTCCTTGGTGATTGAAAAAGACGGGCGGCCCGCCGTGGTGGTGATCGCACCCAGGAGCGGGCGCGTGATGGATTCGTCAGCCGACTTCCAGGCCGACGAATTGATTTCCGGTTTCCAGCGGAAAAGGGAGCCAAGGTGCTCGGCCAAGCCAGCCTCGGCAGCGATCGCTTGCAGCTTGTCGCTGTCAATCTTGTGGTTGAGCCGGCCAGCGATCTTGACCGTGTAGACGCTGGACAAAAAGGTCTTGGTGCCCTCCATGTCCTTGGCAATCTTGAACTGCTCGATCATGGCGTCTTCGACAACCCGGCGGGCCTCGGTTGCCAAGCGCTCGGCCTCTTTGCAGGCCAACCAGACGGCGATCATTTCGCACCGCCTATCTTGCCAATGATCTGGCCCAGGTCTGGCGCTTCCCAGACTCCGAGCTTGCCGCTGCGATCCTTCGCCAGCCAGAGGCCATCCGAGTCGCACATGAGTGCCCGCTGGCTTATCCCTTCGGCATCCTTCTCGACTCGCAGGGCCAGCACCTCGTCGAAAAAATAAGGCAAGGCCTGGCCGGTCTTGTTACCCGGCATGCTTGGCGAGTACAAGACCCGGCCCATCTCGTCCTGCGTCTTCTCAAGCTTCGCGCTCATGTAGACGTGGCGGCCAGCCAGGTCGCGGAAGGCGCGGATAATGTCGGCCATCTGTTCTTGCATCGCGCCATAGGCTGCCCTCGGGTCTTTGTTCGACTTCTTCTCAGCGTTCAGGACCACCTCAGCAATCTCCGAGATGCTGTCCAGCGCCACGCTCTGGTAATCCTTGGCCTCGTGGCTGTCGCGCAGCCAGCTGTATGCCT